TATTTTTTTATTCTTTACATTAAAACAAATGTAAGCGTTGCTATTCTTTTCTTTAAGCAAAAGCAAATCAACTTCTCCTTTACCAAGATAGGATGACACCAATGCAAAGCCATTAGCCCTGTACTTAGACTCACATATTATATTCATATCCTTGGTCTTTACTTCTATATCACTGGGGAAATCTTTTAAGATACCAGACAGGGGTTGTCTTCTAGCTGTCCACTTCCAGCTTCTAAATAAATTAACCCACCAGTTCTCATGGTAAGTTCCTTTTCTTTTTTCCTTGCTAGTCATTGTCTTCACCTTCGGGGATTAAATGTTTTTTTTCTTTTCGTCTTAGTTTATTTAGCTTGAGTATTACTTCTGCTTTTACCCATGCTTTATTTATTTCCATTGCATGTTCTTTATCTCTGGCAAATTCTAATCCCCCAAAGATTATTGGCTTTAATAAAAAGATGATTTCATCTTCATCCATCTCTTCATATTTTATTTTCATGCCTTTCATTATGACCTCCGATAATTTATATTGCTTGTATGATGTGTGTATTCTTCTGGTGATAAGTCCAATTCTTTGAACTCTTTTTCTGCTTCCCATGCTCTATTAGCTACATCTAAAAATTTCTGCATATCAAATTCGGGTGCATATATTTTTATGAGGCTGGCTAAATGCAATATTTTTTCCTTGTCCTCAAACATGGGAGCAATTCTTTCAGCAATAAATTGTTGGTGTTCCTCTTTGATTATTGCTTGTACATATACTGTCATGTGTTCTCCTTAATATATTTTGTACTAAAAAAATCTAACCAATCAACAGATGCCTGTGCTTGCTTGGATGCTGTCCATAGTATTGTTGGTTTTTCTTTTAGTATCTTAATCCATGCATCAAGGTATGATAGATGGTCTTCTCTTTTGTGCATGTACATATCAAACTTACTGCATAATAAAGCCGCACCTAGTTCAGCAATCAATTCTTCAAGAGCATAGTCTTCATCGCGTTTGAATGTTTCTGTTATTCCTTTTCTATCCAGCCTTGACTTATGTCCTGTTGCATGGACAACCTCATGGAATAATGTGGAATAAAAACCATGCGTATGTTTGAATGTATCCTTGAATGGTAGGTGGCAATAGTCACCATCGGGTGAGTAGTATGCCCTTGGTTGGTCACTATACTTTATGTTTATCTTGGAGGAAGCTATGTATTTATCAGCCTCTTTAATCTCATCTATTTTTTGGGCTGGCTTTTCCTCTTCTCTTTTTACCCCATCCACTTGGTCAATGTTATATACATAGTATGCATAGAACTGGGTGATAATTTGTTGTTCATGTCCATGTTCATCTACTATTGTCTGGAACATTGGTTTGATTATTTGTTGTGTACCAGCAGTCTCACCCTTCTTTACTTTGCCACCTAATTTATTCCATTGGTTCATTGTACCCCATAGATTGCAACTGTAATTCATGATGTGCCTTTTGAAACTCAACCATATTGCATTGCCTCCATTATAATAGGCTTTAGTTGATGCACATTTAGGTCTTCCAATATGCCCACACCAAGGGAACTCAAACTCTTTTACCTTTCCCTTCTCTAATTGTGTGATTAATTCTGATACTATTTCATCAGCTTTTAACTTTGCCATTATAAATTCTCCCCATAAGGAATGGCTTGCCCTATATCATTCCATTGTTTGTAACTGGACTTCCTCATTCCTCTAAGTATGCGTGATGTAAATTCTTCTAATTGTTTTTTACCACAACCCTTATTTAATTCATGCATTATAAACTTAGGGAAAGCATTTGTATCCTTATGATGAACGAATACAGTTATGGCTCTTGTACTTACATCAAGATTCTTATAGGCATTAGACTTGCATCTAAATGATATCCAGAATCCTGTGTTATCATCTGATAATGTTATATCTACTTCTGTTACATCCCTTAAATGGATGTCTGCTTCTACATTATGTGTCATTGAAACCTCCTCAGTTTGCCAATGTTTTAGATTTAATATTATATTTATTTATTTTATTACTGTCTTTATATTTCCTCCTTCCTTTCTCAGTTTTATATCCATCCCATATTTTTGTTGTCCAGAATACTGTTGCTTTAAAAGGGTCATTCAAATAGGAATAAGTATAATCCGCTGCTCCTTGCTGGTATGGTTCTTCAATATGCAATGGCAGTATAAATGGTGAGTCTATTGTATCCCAATCTTCATCAACAATATAGTGGTTCTTGAATACTCTTTGCCACTTAACTTCCCTTTTTCTTTTGTGTTCTTTCTGGTTCATTATCTTTTATATCCGTTGTTTCTTCCTCAACTGGGCAGTCAAAACATATATCTATTGAATGATGAGACATTTCATCTGGTTTAAACCACCCTTCACATACCTTGCATTGATACCCCATTCTAATCTCCTTTATTTAATACGCATCATAATGCTTTAAATATGATACCATTACTGATTGGAAATCCAACGACCTATACTGTGCCGCTTCATCTCCATATCTTAAACACACCTTCATCTCTTCAAAGTTTTCAAATAAATATACATCATAATACTTTTTACTTACTGAATCATCTCCTCTTTGTTTAGTTTCAACGATAGTAAATTGATACTCTTCCTTCTTATGACTGCATTGATTTTTAAAGATTGGTTTGTCTGTATCTACAACTGTAATCATTATAACCTCATATAAAATACCATATCACATGGGCAAAGAAGTATAAACAAGCTAGTATTCCTATTGTATATGCAACTTTTTCAAACTGCTTTTCAAATTCTTTCATGTTTAATCCTCCATTGATTCTGGATGTGGTACTGGCTTGCCCTCATAGTATGGATTCGGATACCATACATCTCTTGAACTGAGCAACCAAGCCTTGTCTTTCCATTTATATCCATCCCATGTTGCATTGTATTGGTCTATTTCTGCATCAGTGGAATAATTAAAATCACAATGTTCTTCCCATTGATTTCTATACATAATTTTTTCCTTTCACTCATTCGCTACGTTGATGGGAGGAGACACACGCGTTGCCCCTTGCCAACCTCGCACGACCACGAGCGTAGCGAGCCTTCCATCGTGCGTATTCGTGCCTCACTTTCATGGTTATTAGGAGTAGGCTTTGACACCTACTCCTGTCAATCCCGTTATGACATTTTCTTCATCGGAATCTTGACTGATGGAGACTCATTCTGTGCATCCCAGTATTTCTGGTTAGCTTCCCATCTTCTATCGAAATCAGCTTTATCGTAGCTAACTCCCATGCAATGTTCGTACAACCCACAGTCGAGACTATGCAAGTTTCTGTATGATAGCCAAACTCCTTCTGTTCTCGCTACGTTGACTGTTTCATTACATGTTGCCAACTCATCTTCAACTTGTTTACTCATCGTTAGGTTGCCAGCATCGGGGTCTAGTTGTGCACCCAATGAGATTGCCTTGTTTTCAAATCGGTTGTACGCATCATCATACGCTTTCTGTGCCGACTCGAGTTTCTTTTCTGAATGTACACATCTCCACCCATAGGTACTCAATACTCTTCCATTATGAGTCTTAATTCTATCCATAACAAAGTAATCTTGAATGAGGTAAGCTGTGGCTAGGTCAAGTAACTTTTTAAATTGATTAGTCATTATGTTCTCCTTTGAGTTAAATTAATAATAACTCACCAAATGCAGATGCCTTCCTCACTTTATCAAGAGAAATCTAGGTTGTAGGTTTTAAAGAGATAGCTAGGACATAGGAACGTAGTTCCTCTTATATGCGTGGCGAGGAAATCAAAGAAAGAGAGGTAGCTTACTATTAGCAGATAAGAAAGTCATAGCTATCTCTATTAAAAGCACAACGCTTATTTCTCTTGAAAAAGTTAGGATATCTGCGAATTTGGATGAGTTATTTAATTTAACACAAAGGTTTAGAACATTTGACTGAGCAAATTAAAATATAGTTACTGCCTTGCCACTCTTGCGTCCTCATTCAAGATTTCTTTGCCCCTTGTATACCTTCTTTAGACTTCTAATGGAAAAGAATTGACAGTACCTATTGTGGATATGTATAGTAAGTAAACTCGATTTGGAAACCAGCCTTTATGAATACTTTAACCGATAAGCAACGTAAACTTGTTGATACCCTCGTAGCAACTAACTGTACGATAAAAGAAGCGTCATCTACTGCTGGATATGCTAAGGGTGAATCTGGTAGAGTGACAGCCAGCAAGGCTTTGAGGCAACCACATGTACAAGAGTATATGATGCAACAAGTTCGTGATACAATGTCACTCGGTGCTACGAAAGCACTCGGTAGAGTCATTCAACTCTCTGATAATGCTAAATCTGAGTACGTTCAACTTGAAGCCAGTAAGGATATACTCGATAGAGCTGGCTTTAAAGCACCAGACAAGCACATGCACCTACATGCTGGCGATATACAAGTAAAGATAGACTTATCTTAATAAGCTATGGGGGGGTCAAAACTCGACACCCTTCGCCATATATATCCCTCGTACTCAGAATATTTCACAAAAGGCTCGATATAACTTTCTATTGCCTAAAAAATATTTTTCTGTTAAAGGTAAAAATGCTACAAGATGAGGCTGGCTCTTTCGGGAGTCAGCTTTAACAAAGGAGAGATTTATGGCTTGGGGATATCATACTAACTTAAAATCATCATCGGGTGGGAATCAAGGGAATAAAAACCCTAAGAAGAAAGCTAAAACATTATTTGGCTTGAAGATTGGTACACCACCGAAATCAGATTACCAGAAGAAGGTAGATGCTGGGGCTACTGTGTTTAAGACAGGGGCTGGTGGGAAAATAACTACTACCTCTACAGGCAAAATAATGTCTGTTGCAGACCAGAAAAAGTTAAAGACAGACTACACTTCAGCTTCAGCTAATTATGCTAAAGCTAAGCCAGCAATAGGCAAGGCTATACAGCCGACTTCAAAGTTTAAAGATGCTGGTAAAAATTGGGCTGACTTCCGTAAAGATAGCCAGTATACGTTAGACAGGGGTGCAAAAGACCCAGTACAGAGCAGTAGTAAAATTGCGACAATATCAAACAGGGTATTCAGACAGCATGTTAGTCCTAAAGATAATAAGGTAATACCTGTAGATAAGCCCAAGCCTGTCATCCCCGACACTACCAAGTTCCAGCCAACATTGTTAAGAAAAGACAAGAACCAAAGATTATTTTCCGTTTATAAGGGAGATAAAACGAAGCCTTATAAGTTTCTTGAGTCTCTCGGTGTAAAGTCGGGTGCGTCACCTAATAAGAGAGGTGCATTTTCAAGCGAGGTAAAGAAATCAGCGTCTACACCCTCTTTAACATATTCAAAGGGTGGCTATCAAGGTGAGACTCTAAAATCTAAGCCGCATGCAAAAAGTGGGTATCAAGGTGTATTCCAAACAAGCACTGCTAATTTTATGGGTCAAAAGAAAAAGTTAGCTAAAGTAGGTGATAAATTTTACAGAATAAAGAAGGATAATACACTTGCTAAAGATGCTCTTTCTGGTATTCAAGATAAGTTCTTTCGTCAAAGATTAAAGTCTGGTAAGTCTGAATTAAAGTGGTCACTAATATCTGGTCTTTAATAATGAGTGGAGATTTCCTTCATTTACTGAAACCCGAAGAAAGAGATTTGCTCAGACGCATTGTTAAGATGGTTCATTTTAAGCATTACCCCGAAGAAGTTAAAACAGACTATGAAGCAGACAAGTTAATCTCCGTACTTGGTCCACAAACTGTGGAAAATTTAATTAAGACAGGGCGAGATAACAACATTGGCAACCTTTAATTACAAGCCAGACGGAAGCGTAATAAAGGAGTTTATGAAAGATGACTCCTTCTTCAGAGGATTACGAGGACCAGTTGGTTCGGGAAAGTCGGTTGCATGTTGCGTTGAAGTCTTCCGAAGGGCATTGTCGCAAAAGAAAAACGAGAAGGGTATTCGTAAATCGAGGTGGGCAGTTATACGAAACACCAACCCCCAGCTTAGAACGACAACAATTAAAACTTGGCTCGATTGGTTTCCCGAAAACACATGGGGAAACTTCCGATGGGAAGTTCCGTATACGCATTTTATCCGAAAAGGAGAAGTAGATTTAGAAGTTATCTTCTTGGCATTGGATAGACCCGAAGACGTTAAAAAGCTATTATCTTTGGAATTAACAGGGGTATGGATAAACGAAGCAAGGGAATTACCGAAGTCAATTATTGATGCTTGCACAATGAGGGTAGGAAGATTCCCCTCTATGAGGGAAGGTGGTCCAAGCTGGACAGGAGTTATTTGTGATACCAATGCTCCCGAAGAAGACCATTGGTGGTCGATTATGTCGGGGGAAGTTCCTGTTCCAGACCATATTCCAAAAGAAGAAGCCCGAATGTTAGTCACTCCCGATACATGGAATTTCTATACACAGCCGAGTGCGATGCTGGAAATAAAGGATGAGTCGGGTAATGTTAAGGATTATAAAGCAAACCCCAAGGCAGAAAACACCAGCAACCTTTTAAAAGCATATTACGATAACACGATACGAGGGAAAACAAAGTCTTGGATTGATGTCTATGTTATGAATAAGCTGGGTAATGTAAGTGATGGTAAACCAGTTTATCAGATGTTTGCTCCTGATGTTCATGTTTCAAGAGAAGAAATAAATATAGCAAAGGGTGTTCCTGTCTATATAGGTATGGACTTTGGATTAACACCAGCCGCAGTTTTTGGTCAGAAGGTTAGGGGTCGTTGGTTAGTACAATCGGAAGTGGTTGCTTTTGATATGGGCATAGTTCGTTTTGCAGAACTTGTAAGAGAAGAACTGGCAACAAAATATGTTGGGTTGGAGGCTCATATATATGGCGACCCATCGGGAGACTTTAGGGCGCAAACCGATGAGAGTACACCTTTTCAGATACTAAGGGCTTGTGGTTTAAGGGCTTTACCAGCTTCATCCAATGATGTTGGATTAAGGATAGAAGCTGTCAACAAGACATTGACAAATATGGTTGAAGGGCAGTCGGGTATATTAATAGATTATCGTTGCCGAACAATCATTAAAGGCTTTGATGGTGGCTATCAGTATAGACGAATACAAGTATCGGGAGAAAGATATAGTGACAAACCCGAAAAAAACATGTATTCACATATACATGATGCGTTACAGTATTTAATGCTTGGTGCTGGAGAAGGTAGACAGTTAATGACAAACCAGAAACCACTTCAAGTATTTAATGCCCGAAAAGGTTTTGATGTTTTCGCCAAACCTTCTCGGCAACGAAGACAAGGAATGTGGGCGAGAATGTAGGAGAGAACCATGTGTTTTTTTAGAAGAGTACAAGTACAACCACCAGCACCAGTGATAGACCCCGAAGTTGAAGCACAAAAGAAAGCTGAAAAAGAAAAGACGGATGCTTTAGCTAAACAGCAAAAAGAATATACAGCCAGAGTTCATGGAGGGAAAGTGGGTAGACGTTCCCTTATTTCTGGTCAATCGGGTGGTATAGGATATGTCGAATGATAGTAGACCAACCTATTGATACATTATCTATCAGTAATGCTGAAGGTGCTGTTAAGCTATTATTGAAAAGATATGAAAAAGCAAAAGCTGTCCGTAAAAATTGGGTAGATTTGTTTGAAGAATGTTATGAGTATGCTTTACCTCAAAGGGAAAGTTTCTATAACGAAGTTGCTGGACAACGCAGAGATGATAAGATATTTGATGAGACAGCAGTAGTAGGTACACAGGAATTTGCTTCTCGTCTGCAATCGGGTATTGTTCCAAACTTTGCACGATGGGCAGACCTTATGGCTGGTTCTGAAGTGCCTGTTGAACAAAGGGAAAATATCAATGCTCAGTTGGAAGATGTAACAGAATATGTATTTGAAGTTTTGCAAAACTCGAACTTTGCTCAAGAGGTTCATGAATCCTTTTTGGATTTGGCAGTAGGCACAGGTGTCTTACTTGCTGAAGAAGGGGATGCAATTAACCCAATACGTTTCTCTGCGATTCCATTGCCTCATGTTACATTGGATGTTGGTAGTGATGACAGCATTGACCATATTTTTAGAGAGCGTCATATTCGTGGTTCGGAAGTTACTGTTGCTTATCCAAGAGCAACAATTCCATCTAAAATGGCTGAAGAAGTCAAAAGAAATCCAGATGATAAAAGAAAAATCCTTGAAGTAGTCTACAGGGATTATTCAAAATTAAATGTCATGGCACATCATTACTGCGTCATAGATATGAAAACAAAAGAAAAAGTCTTACAGGAAAGGTATGAAGGGGTGGGTTCTTGTCCTATTATTGCCTATCGTTGGTCTAAAGCGAGTGGTGAAATTTATGGAAGAGGTCCACTAATCAATGCCCTTAGTGCAATTAAAACGACTAACCTAACAGTTGAGTTGATATTGGAAAATGCACAGATGGCAATATCGGGTATATATCAAATGGAAGATGATGGGATAATAAACCCAGATTCTATTTCGCTTGTGCCAGGGACTGTTATTCCTAAGTCGGCTGGAAGTGCTGGATTACAGCCAATAAATGCGGCTGGAAGATTTGATGTTGCTGATTTGGTATTGGGAGATATGAGAAACAATATTAAAAGGGCTTTGTATAATGATATGTTAGGCGACCCAAACAGAACTCCAGCATCTGCAACAGAGATAGCTGAACGAATGGCTGACCTTTCAAGAAGGATAGGCGCGGCTTTTGGAAGATTGCAAGCCGAGTTAGTCCAGCCAGTTTTACAAAGAGTTATTTATATTCTTAAAAGACAAGGAAGGATTGAAGTTCCGACAGTTAATGGTAGGGAAATAAAGATAAGGTCGGTTTCTCCGTTAGCCCAAGCACAAGCCCAGCAAGACGTATTGTCTGTTGATAGATTCCTTGAGTTGGTTGGTGGTCGATTTGGTCCACAAATACTGAACCTCTTGATAGATTCACAAGAAGTATCTATATATTTAGCAAGGAAGTTTGGTGTCCCCGATAATTTAATACGTTCACCAGAACAGAGGGCGATGCTTACAGAGATGGCACAACAGATGGCACAGATGCAAATGCAACAACAACAAGGCATGGAG